ATTCCACTCCAATCGCATAAATATCACTATGTCCCTCACTAGCAGTTAGTTGTGAAGAATTGTAATTGATCTTAGTATCTATCAATTTAGGATATATTTTATCACACTTTTTGAAATCTGTAAAGGTCTAATTTTTGGGTAGGTCATTGGGTATAAATGCTTTCAAAAAGTAGAAACATGAAGCTGGCATACAAAAACTATTTTTCTGAGGAGTAGAGATTCAGCAACTGTACTAGGTTTTCTCTCCCTTTTTCATATACTCTAGAATCTGTAGTTGGTCTGTTACTCTTCCACTCGCTCTGCATACAAGGCATGGGACACTCTTCACAAAAGTCGAGAGGTTTCGTTCTATCTCTAAAAGTTTTTAGACTGCTGTATGGTTGTACTTCTAGTCCTTCGTTCATCGTAATGGGACAGTAGTAAACACCTTCCTTCGTTAAGGTGGAACACTCATCCTTCATATAACATCTATCCCAGTTGAGTTGGTGTGAATACTCTCTGTAGGGTGAGTAAGTAAACCAGTAGTCGAAATACTCTTGTTCATAGACCTTCGTTACAAAAGGTGGAAGTTGCTTTGTTCTTCCTAGCTTCACATACTCAGTGTGAACTACAGTATCAAACATCTCAAAGATTCTCGCAGTTTCTGGTGTATAATTTGTACCATTCGTAACAATGCTCAGTTTCTGTGCTTTGTTTGAACTTCTTATAGCGAGTACAATCTCCTCTAGCTGCGGGTGCAGAGTGGGTTCTCCACCCACTAATTGTATCTGTTCTAGCTGTACGGGAATCTTTTCGAGTATTTCTTGTATCTCTGCGAGTGAGAGATGAGGAATGGTGACTCGACCTTTATAGTCGAGTACTATACAGTTCTTGCAGTGTAGATTACAGACATTTGTAATATAAAGATCAAAGCTACCTTTTACCAACATACATCCAGCTATCATCTTCAAATCGGTGTGTGGGCTTACCAAGTACCTCGTGTACTGCTTTTGCTACCTCCTCATGTTGAGGTAGATAGTCATGTCCTGCTATAATACCTTTTGGCTTCAGTAGCGGAAGTGCAAGTTCAATGTCCTGCTTTACACTTTCGTAGTCGTGCGCTCCATCAATGTAGATGAAGTCGAATTGTTTATCCATTGTAGGAAGTATATTGTAGGAGTAGCCTTTGTGAAGCACTACGGGTGCATTGCGGGTATTCAAACTAAACTCCGCCTGAACATTCCACCATTGGAAAGTTGGAGACCTTAGAAGAAATTCTTCCTTACCCTCGAAAGGTTCTACACAGTGTATCTCGTCAAAGATACCAAACATATGCATCATCAGTGCAGTGTCGCCTGTGTAAGAACCTATCTCAAGTGCAGAACCTCTTACTCCCATTCGAGTAAGTTTCATCATCATGTTGGCAAAGCCATAGGCAAAATGATTATAGTTGCCCATCCATTGTTTCGGAGGATTAAATCGAGGGGTTAACATATTCTTCGCCATTCCAAACTTTGTCGCCCATTTCAGAAATATAGTAGTTATCTTTCAGAAACTGTGCGTTTCGTTCAATATACTCCTGCTTTGAGTAGATGTCCTGTGCCCAGTTATCTCTCTCAACGCAGTTCTTAATCCACATCTGGTGTACGTAAAGATCATATTCTTCAGTCATCTTGCACCACCTTTGCAAAGACTTCCTTGATCTGGTGTAGCGGCCACTCTTCTACGTAAGTACCTTCTACGTGCTTCAGAATATCTGCATCATCTACCTCTTTAAAGCCTAGAATCTGCTCTCCTAAATAGTTTTGTACTAAGTCGTCAGCTTCTTCACAGGTCACAGTATCCATGCACCACTCGGGTTTATGATCATCAGGTTGTGCGATCAAATACTTCATATGATAAGTAGCGATAGCTTCAACGACATAGTATTTCATTAGCTACGATCCTTCTGGGCAAGTGTACCAATGGCAGAGAAAAAGTCAACATCTCCATCAAAGATGTAGCTTTTATTTAGCCAGTTGTCGTCATGTCCACGACCATTTACTCTCAGTATGAAACCATTTTCAACGATCTCAAACTCGTGTTTCTCGTCTACTGTATTAAATTCTTCAAACATTGCTTAGCTCCTTAAAGGCTTTCATTCTAAAGTTTTTGTTAAGTATTCTTCCGTTTGTTCTTTCGAAGTGCTCTACGAGTACAGGTACTAATACTTCGCTAGACACATAGGTGCAGTCAGTGATGTGCATACCTTCTCTTGATGCAATCCAAGTACCTTCTATATCATAGAAATGCTTTTCGATAGTTTCTTTATCTTTCTCCCAGTCACCAGACCTGCCTCCTGCAGAGAAGTTGTACTGGTCTGTAGTAGAGACTTTATACTCATAAAGAAGGCCATCTGCATCCATTGCATCAGCTCCTTTGTCTCCCTCTACAAGTGTATGACCTAGGTGGTGAGCAAGAGCTAACTCGCCCAATCCACCTTTGGAAAGTTCTACACCTTCTGGTATTACCTCGAAGACTTTATGTAGTGCTTCGACTACTTCATCGTACAAATTGGTCAAGGTCAGGCTCCCTATAGTTCGGGCCTTTCATTACCTTGCCATCGTCTCGATAGAGAGGACGACCATCTTCGCCTAGTTTCGTCATGTTAGAGCGATGAACTTCGTCAAAGCAATCGTCAAGATCAATGCCAAAGGCATGGCCAGCTCCGTATACAACGTAGAGTATATCTGTAAGTGCGTCCGCAACTTCAAGTAAACTACTTCTTCCAAGTCCATCTCTTAGCTCCTGTACTTCTTCTTCGATGAGGTCGAGGCGTAGTGCCGCGAGGTTAAAGTCAGGCATGGTGGGTACATATAGAACTTCCTGACCGAAAGCCTCCATGAAATCACCTACCTTTTCAAAATTTGATATTTGTGTACTGCTCATTTTTTGTTCCTATTTATCTGGTTTATGCGTATATTATACTCGCATTCACCATGCTTGTCAAGAATTTTTTATCTGCTTCAAAAGGATTCTAGCTTCTTCTACTGGGTATTCATACAAAGAAATGTTTTGTAGGCAATCATACATCATGCCCCACTCTTTGAGTTTACGATCAATCTGTACCTGAGTCAGCGGAGCAGAGAACTCGTGAGGTCCTGTGCCTATTTCATCTAGAATTTCTGTTATCTCACAGACTTCTTTATAGTCCCTGTCAGATATAGTTTCTTTAACACCAAAAATAGCATCCCAGCCATTCCGAAAGGTTGTATTGTTGCTTCTATTGCGGTCGCCTTTGCCACCATGTGTCTTCGCCATTATAAGTCCTGTAATTTTAGAGGGGGTGCACGACCGATGTCGTAAGGTAAAACTGCTACAGCTAGAGAAAAATGATTTGGTACTGTCCAATACGGTTCTCTAGCTGTAATAGCTTCATTCAAAGGTACGAGCCACTCCCAGTCTACTTTGTTTTGTAACCTTCTAACTATGCCTGAGTTTGTCAAGTCATAGTAGTAAGTCTTCTCTTGGTTATCTTTAATTTTTTCGAGTACAACTTCTCTCTTGTACGCCATGTCTCTCACTTCATAGTTAAGAAGTGAATCTTCTCCAATCATTAGATCTTCTCTAAATCGAATGCTCTTAGCAAGTTTTTGACTCCAGAATATAAGTCGAGCACAGTCCATAAAGTGCATGGAGTCTGGTGGGTAGTTCCAAGTCTCGTTCTGTTTCTGATGAATATTGAATTGAAACTCTAGCTCAAACCTATTCTTCCATTGTCGCTGTAAGTGTTGTTTGAGAAAAGGATAGCACTTTGACTTTCGTTGTGCCCATGCTTTAAAGTCGTCTAGCCAAGGAAAAGGTGCAAACAGTTCTTTCCCAGGGTTCTTACCATTCGACCAAGACTTGCTCCAGACAATCTGTATGCCATCAGGTGCGTCTGCCCTGTTAGATATTGCAGTGTAATAGTTTACTCCATGAGGCTGTACAAAGTCGTCACCATCAATCAACAGCATAAACTTATAGTTTGTAGTGCCAAAGTGGTCTAAAACCGAATTCTTCCCCTTTCCTGGCCTACCATTGCTCTCGGTAACCTCTACATCTACACCATTGGTCTTACACCAAGCGTAGCACTCACTCGCATAGTTATCATCTAAAGTATTAATGATAACAGTAGTGTGTTCTTTCGGTATAGTGTGAAACTGTCTCTTTACACATTTAAGGTTTCTGCTAGTAAGCACATAGAATTTAAGGGTTGCGTCTTGCATGAATCTTTTCCTTTAGTTTCCTTTTTTCTTCGTTGGTCATTATAAACCAATCAGTAATTTCTTGAGGCGTACGCTTACACCCTAAACATAACCCTTCTGCGGGGTCGTAGAGACAAGTGCCAATACAAGGGGATTCTTCATCAGTCCCAGAGGTTTTCATAGTATTTTCCAAATAATCTAAATCCATTGCTAATGCGTTCCTGATATACTTTCATACCTTCTATATCGCACTGAAGTGTATGGTTTGGCCCTTTTACCATTTTGGTAAAGTCCGAGTCAGATTCTTCGACAGACCAATCTGCTTCTCCAGTCCAAAACTGTCCCTGCCAATCATCAGTGAGCTTTGACTCAAAGGCATGAATCATCTCAGTAAGTACCCACTGCCATGCGTCATGATGAAACTCATCAGTCTCTCCGCGCTCACGTACAGGTACAGTTCCGATCAAGTGCTCGGGTCGATCTTCAAACTCTATAAAAGGAGAACCATTCGTAGTGTCACGAAGCTGAATAAGCATCGGGTGCACTATGAATGCGAGAGTATGATCCATTGACCAAGTATCCCACTTATCAATTTTTACAGAAATATCCCTTTCACCTTCATCCTTATAATCACCAATTTTTACTTTCATAATAAATTCGCCCTGCCTTCTAAATAATTATCTTCTACTTCTACGTGTATAAGTTTAATAGAGAACTTACCTGTAAGCTCCTCGCTAGGATAGCCTGCTTTCACTAGCCATCGTTTCTTTTCTTCAGTTTCCCAAAAGCCCCAGTTTTGCGGTGCAGGCTGTGGAAAGCCGTACTCTGATCCTTTAGGTGGATCAATCATTAATACTGTTTTCTTTCCCATAAATACTCTCCGTCTAGGTCTCATGTTTTACCTTTCTGCACTCTAGTAGTGCTAACATACTGTAGCGAACTCCGTATAAGTCATCATCTAGTTTAACGGAGAAAGCTAACCAAATTAATAATAAAATTCTAAGATAGATCAATCTGCCCACCGAATATCTGCTTTGTTGTAGTATTGAAAGTGTTCGATCAACTTCTCATAGCTCCAAAGTTCCTCTGTCTGCATATTGTATAGCCAGTCACTAAATGCATTCCAATCTTCTGTACGCATCGGTGCCACAGAGTATTCATCCCAACCATCAAAGCCTAGTTTAGTGTCGTCACGAATATCAATGCGACCACCTGAGTATGATTCAAGGAACTCTTTATACTCCGTCTTTGGAAGTATTTTACCTGATGTTTCTTTCATTACAAAAGGTATATTCTTATCTTCATACCAACGAGTAGCAATTGGCCCCATAAAATTAGTGGAGTAAGTAATCATACTAATTTACTCCACTCTGTGTCTTCAGGCATCATGAATAGTTGCCCTTTGAATTGTTGTTGTTCTATCAGTTTGTTATAGATACCAGCATTGTTCATACGCAATCCATAACTGTTTTTATGGCAGCGATAGACAGATCCACTGTGACCATAGAACTCGTAGTAGTCATCATCTTCTTTGACTTCAGTTATACCCGAGTTCATTCGCCAACTGTCACCACCTAAGTAACCACCGCTCCACCCAGCCAAGACTTTGTAGAAAGGGAATGTACCTTTACCTTCTTTGATTTTCAGTACTACCCAGTTGTCTGGATAATGATCAGTCATGGTTCATATCCTCCCAGTCTCCAAATACTTCAGGTGCTGCTTTTCTTGCTTCTTCCATGTAGTATTCGCCTGGATAATGTTTTAAACACCTATATGCTTGCCTGCGTACTTCGTCAGGCAAGCTCTCGTTCATGCAGATGTTTCTCAAAAAATCTCTTGTATTATTTACAGCCCAACGTCTCTCATATGGTAGTGTCATTTCGCAACTCCAACTCTTTTCTCATACAGTTTCGGAGTACGGGAGTCGGATGGCACTCTCTTAGTACAGCTTCAATGTGAGCTGTCTCCATATCAGCAATAGCTATGTCGCTACGGGGTTGATCTCCTCGGATACCATAAGTACCCCAGGTAAGGTAGGTCGACTGTACTTCGTGTGGCTCGTCATCGTAGAGTGCTAGGGATACTTGATCGTGATGGATAGAGGATCGAACATAGTCGAGTCCACCATCAATGACATAAGTTTTGCCGTTTGCATCATTATGAGATCGGTAGTCGTGTCTATGCTTCGACTCGAGGACAGTTCCGTCAGGTGTCTGAATTGCGTTTCTAATTAAGTTCATAATCCTATTAGTCCCCAGCCATGATTGGCTATTGCGTTAAGTATGATTGCCAAACAAGTAACCATATGTGTAAACCACCAGATGCTACGAATAACGGCAATAGTGTCTGCTTGCTTATCAGTTTCTCCAACTTTCTCTCCTAATGATTTAGCCCAAATTCTCCACATTCGTCTCATCCTCCCATAAGTTCTTAATTTCATTACCAACTCCTAATAATATTCCACATAATAACGTAGGCACAGGCTAAGTTTGAGAGGACAATGAAAGTACGAATAGCTGAAATAAAGTTCTCATTCCTAGCATCATACCCATCTTCTTCATCAAACGAACCCAGGGCGTGCTTCCATAATATCCAAAACTTAGCCATACATTCTCTCCTGATACCATTCGTTAAACGCTGTAAAATCTTCTTCTAGTTCAAACTTTACAGTATCTCCATAGATGTCTGTAAAGTGTTTAATGTCGTACCTCCACTTGAAGCAGTGATCTTTACACCACTGCGTTGCTTCACTGCGAAGGTCACTGTGGGTATGGCTCTCAAAGTAGTTTGCCATCTTCCACTTGTTTTTATGGTCTACAATCTCTTGAGGTGTCATTACTCGTGTTCCTCAATACCTAAACATTCATTCGGATTAAAGTGGTAGCCCATTGACTTCATAAAGTTTTCTAATACTTCTATCATATCATCTCGTGATAAATCCTTCTGCATTACATCAATAGTAATGCGAGTGTTGACAGATGTAGAGTGTTCATAAGGGTTACAGATTAGCTGTATGTAGGGCTTATCCAATGCGGGATGAGTCATTCTTCTCTATCTCCTCTTTCATTTTGTTGTAATCTCTGCGGTCTTCCCACAATGCTTGCTCGTCTCGAGTGTGTAGTATCATACCCCAAGAGACTAGAACAAAGACTATAATGAAGCCTAGTCCCAATATAAAATCTAATACTTCTGCCATTATACATTCTCCCATAATAAGTCTGTGAGGATTACTTCGTACGCGTAAGCCTCAACTTCCCAAGGTAGATCTTCATAGTTTATTGTGTCACAGTCAATCATTACATTGTTGTGTTTCCATACGTTATCTACCATATTGATTTGTCCTCTGTAGAACTGTTTTGCGTGTACTAACTCGTGTGCAATGTTGGATGCAAGCTCATGTGGCTCGTAGGCAATTTCCTCTCCATCCTCGTATACCCAATGGGTAGCGAGACTGATAACAGACTCGATGTCGTCACCCATGCAAAAACCAGCATGAGAGCCGTCTTTGTCAACGAACTTCTTGACCTCGAAGTAGATGTCATAAGTCGCGTCCTCAGGAAATAAGGACATGATGCACTCATCAATGAATGAGCTGTATTTGGATAGGTCTCTGCCTTCAGTTTGTACATTTATCATATGTTCTCCCAGTTAATATAGATATTATACGCCTATTGGGGTAAAATGTCAAGAAGTAAAAGACACTTTCTCTGAGTAAAAGTCCATATAATCGGGCTTTTCTTTAGAATAAACGCAACACCAGTTACGCCTAGGTTTGTCGGTATTGTTGAAGCCCGAACAGTGAATTGTGTTGCCGTCTAAGATAAGAATATCTCCTGCCTCTAGCTCTGGCTGTAACCAAACCATGCCATCCATTACTCTTATGTCTTTCTGGTCGTCTAGTATCCAAGTAAAGTTAAGAGTCTTAAACTTACCTGTAGGATCTTGTCCATACTGATTGTCTCGATGAGGTTCAAAAGCGAATCGCTCCTGTGGCATCTTTACCACTACCTGATCGTTGTAAGTATAGAATGTATCACCTAAGTATTCTCTAGCCAGGTCTAACATGAAAGGGCTTTCGTACATTTGTCTCAAAGCTCTACTAAGTCTACCTGCTGTTTCTATACCTCTCCAGTACTCTCCCGTGCCTAACTCGCTACGGGTTCCGAGCAAATTTTCCTTGAGCAACCAAGTCTTCAGGCGCAGAGTTTCGTTCTGCGCTATCTTCAAATAGGTAGAGGGGATTACGTTCTTTAATACTTTATATCCTTGCATTGTCGTTTACGCTCTCTTTGTTTAGCAGCAGCTTTTTTGCGCTGACGTTTAGTAGTTTTCTTCTCGTGATATTGCTTTTCTTTGTAATCGAACAGCTTATTACTATCGTTTACCTTTCTGCGAAATATACGGAGTGCTTGCTCGACATTGCCGTTTCTTACTTTAATCGTCATAATCATCCTTATCTTTGATGATGATCCAGAAAACTAATAGTGCTATAAGAGCAGCGGCTTGTGTAGTGTCTAACATCATTTCTTAAACCTATATCCTCTTTTTCTTAGATATGATACCTGATTACGAATAGATTGCTCAGTTCGCCCAGGGAGCATATACATTATTGATTCAATGTCTTGGTAAAAATAGTGAGTAGCAAGTATCTTGCGCTCCTCATCAGTCCAAGGCTTTCTTTTATATTTTTTCATGGGAGTATTATATCGGAAAGCGGGTATCTTGTCAAGAAATTTTTTTGGGGTCGCTCAAAAATTCTTCTTGACATTCTACATAAATTTGAGTATAATTCCCCTAAAAGAAAATAGAAATTTATTGGGCATCCTAAAGATATTTCTTGACTGTATCCTTAATTGTGCGTATAATAGTTATTCTGAAATGGAGAAACAAATCCAAAAGACGGAGAAAATGTATGTTAGAACTAGCCGTATTTATGTTTTGTACCCTTGGATGTGGCTTGACAAGCTACCACCTAGGTAAACAGGAAGGCATAGAGACAACCATAGAACACTTAGTAGACCACGGGATGCTGGAGTTAGATGAAGAATAAACTAGAAATAAATGTAGAGTACGATGAGATTATATCAGACCCTATTTACAGGGTTGAAGACACTCACACACTGTATATGCGTACCAGAAGTAGAAAGGTTGCAGAAACCTGTTACAACGATCTTAAATTAGAATACCAACGGGAGAAAGAAAATGCCAGCAAAGTTTAAAGAATCAGCCAAAATTTTGATTAGCCGTCAGGCCAAAACCTATAAGACGGTTCACTATTACCTACGCAACACTTCAGAGGAAGAGTTGGTAGCCGCTATTTTAAATAGCAACACTAAACCAAAACACAAGCAGAAGTATCGTAACGAGCTTGTAAAGAGAGGGTTTGACCTTGGACTTATTAATCAGTGATAGCTACAAGAAACAACTGATAGCACTTCACGAAGATAGATATTGGGGCGGGACAGGTCGTAAGCACGCAGAGGACATAAGAGAATGGGCAGCAAAGTATAGATGTGAAACTGCCCTTGACTACGGAAGTAGTAACCATAGGGACTGTCTGAAAAGACACTTTCATCGTAAGTACCCAGGTGAGTTACTATTCTACGAGTATGACCCCGCTGTAGAAAGCAAAAGCGGTTTACCCGACCCTCAAGATATAGTAGTTTGCACAGATGTGCTCGAACATATCGAACCAGAATTATTAGACAACGTACTTGGGCATATGAGAGATTGTATGCTCAAGTGCGGTTATTTTGTTATAAGTACCATAGCGGCAGTATCAATACTAGAAGATGGTCGCAATGCACACCTTATAATCGAAGATAAAGAGTGGTGGAAAGCCAAACTAGAGAAGTACTTCAGTGTAGAATCTATAACATGGACACGTAATGAAGTACGAGCAAGAGTAAAATTGCATGGATAAAATAGTAATTTATAGTAGAGATGGTTGTGTCTATTGTGACATGGCTGTCTCGCTTGCTAAAAAGAAAAACATGGAAATGGTAGTACTCAAGTTAGATAGAGACTACGAAGTAGAAGACTTTACTGCTAGATTTCCTTACGCAAAGACTGTTCCTCAGATTATACTGAATGGGGAGCATATAGGTGGGTACCAAGACCTTAAAGACTTGGTATAGGTAAATTAGGCTCACCTTGGAGTAGCCTAGATACGGGCTATTGCCCAAAGTTCTATGGAGAACGAAAGTGAGAAAAAGAGACGAGGCCGCTTGCGTAGTATGTGCAGTGGTTACAGCAGTCAGTTGTTTAGCCTTGCCGTTTATAACAATATACGCCAGTGCAGGAATGTAATACTAAGGAGTAGAACATGAATAGAGAACAAGTACAGAAACAATTAGCAGTAGATGAAGGAATAGTAAACGAAATATATCTTGATCATTTAGGCTACGCTACCTTTGGTATCGGGCACTTAATCACGGATAAAGATCCTGAGCAAGGATGTGACGTTGGAACACCTGTTAGTGAGGAAAGGGTTACAGAAGCCTTTCAAGCCGACCTTGACATTGCTATTGGAGAGTGTAAAGTTCTCTTTGATATGTGGGAAACTTATCCAGGGGAAGTTCAAGAGATACTCGTCAATATGATGTTTAATCTTGGACGTCCCCGACTAAGTAAGTTCAAAAACTTCAAGAAAGCTGTTGATGCAGGAGACTGGAAGACAGCAGGGGTTGAAGGCAGAGATTCGCTATGGCACAGACAAGTAGGGAATCGAGCAGAAAGACTTATGGTTAGAATGGAAAATGTCTAAACTATTGATGGGAATCATAGCAGCGATGGGTAGTGCAGGTTTTCTGTACTACCAATTCGCTGTTGTGCCTATGAAAAATAAATTAGAAGAACAGACAGCAGTGATCATAGCACAAGACCTGCGGGATCAAGAGCAGAAGGCTACAATAGCCGCAATCACACTGAATGCAGAGAAGACAGCAGCAGCAAACGCTGTAATGCAACAACAGAATCAGCAGTACGAAGCTGAGATGTCTGAATACCTAGATATTTTTCGTAGACACAACCTTGCGAAGATAGCCAGTGCAAGACCAGGACAGATACAAAATCAAGCAAACCAGAGAACAAAGGAGGTATTCGATGCAATTGAAGAAGTCAGTAATCGCATTAGCAATCCTAACCCTTAGTGGTTGTAGTTTACTACAGCAACCTCCAAGACAGGTGGAAGTTATAAGTAAGCCCGTACAGATAGATATTGTACAGCCTACTATGCCTCGACCTTTAAACCTTAAAGAACCCAAGTGGTATGTAGTTTCGGATCGAAAGATACCGAAAGAAGAGCGTACCTACATGGATAAGTTCGAAGAAGATATTAAAAAGAAACATGGGGGAGATCTCGTGTTTGTCGCAATGACAGTTGCAGATTATGAGTTAATGGCTTATAATACACAAGAAATTAAAAGATACATCAGCCAATTGGGCGAAGTAATTGTATATTACAGAGAGGTTACTACTAATGAAAAAGAAAAATCCAGTAGCGAAGTTCCAGCGAAAGTACAATAAAGCTAAAGTATTCAAAGATAGAAAACGAGAAGCAAAGAAGAAGGGCGAGCTACATACATACAAGGATGAAGAGTGAGAATATTTGTAGGACATGATTCTACCCAGCCAGAGAACACAGCCGTTTGTGTCCGGTCTATTGAGAGATTCGGACACAAAGTCACGTTACTAGATAAGAAGGATCTTCAAAGAGATCACGGATACAAGAGAAAGAAGGAAGATGGGTCTACTGAATTTACCTATACTCGTTTTCTAGTACCTTACCTATGTGGTTATAAGGGCAAAGCCATGTTCTGTGATAGTGATTTCGTATGGCGTAAAGATCCTGCCGTACTAAATGCACTGATAGGAGATGCTCCTGTAACAGTAGTTAAACACCTAATAAAACAAGTACGCGAGGATCATAAGTTTCTTTCACATAAGAATGAGTGGTATCCTCGAAAGTGGTGGAGTTCTATGATGGTATTCAACTGCGACCACAAAGACTGCTCAAAGTTGACTTTAGAAGCAGTAAACAAACAAACACCTCAGTGGCTACACAGATTCGAGTGGGCTAGTGAGATAGGTAGGCTCGACGAGTCTTACAATTATTTAGTAGGCTACTACAACTTCATGAAAGACCCTGTAGCAGTACATTTTACAGATGGGACACCAATCTACACAGATTATGCCCACGACGAGTTCGCGGAGGACTACAATGACCTTAGATGATATGAAGGATTATGTACGAGGAAAAGATATTATTCTCGTAGGAAATAGTTTAGATGCTTTAGAGTATGAGCATGGTGACTATATTGATGGGTTTGACATTACAGTTCGTTTCGGTAAAGGATTGCCCGAGCCAGTAATATTTGATCGTATAGGTACAAATACGCATATCTGGGTAACAGGACAATTACGAATGAAATCGTTTAAAGAAGTATTGAAAGTAACAAAGATACTCTTTAACGAAAGCCTCTATAATCCTGAGTTTGGAAGACCTCCTGTAGATCATTGTAGTATGTATTCCAATGAAACAATAACAGAGATTGCAAATCAATACAACATTGACGAAGGTAAAAGACTCTCTGCGGGTGCGATAACAGCCCATTGGTTTGCAAATGTTTGTGATACTTGGAATAGTATGACCTTCATAAACTTTGATGCCTTCACAACAGTTACAAACTTCCACGCTTCTATCTCTGATTCTGAACAGTTTACAGGAAGCTGGCACTTACCAATGCTACGTCCAGAGGTTATCCCCGAAGACTACAGCGTACAACAAGGCAGCCTAGCCCATGATTCCAGAGCAGAGGTAGCACTCTATAGAGACATACTGAAAAAACAAGGTACATATTGGAAAGGCCCCGCTCTCAACCCAAACCCTGAGTACACTCTTCGAACAAACGCTCTAGTTAAGTTTACACCTGGTAGAGCTAAAGTACCTGAAGAATAGTTCTTGACAGCCTTTCCCAAATCTAGTATAATATAATTTCTATTTTACGGAGAGTACCATGAATTTATTTTATCTTGACGATGACCTCGACAAGTGTGCAGAGTATCACGTAGACAAACATATTGTAAAGATGCCCCTAGAAGTAGCACAGCTAATGTGTACTGCTATCTGGGTTGACGAGCATCTAGGTTTTGTACCTCGTGCTCTCAACAAAGAAGAGCGAGATCATCTCAATGCTCTCAAGAAAGACATTAAACATCTTCCAATGGAAGAAAGACCTTTAACCCCGTATCTACCGATGATGTACAACCACCCTTGCACTATCTGGGTACGCTCATCTCTAGACAATTTTGAATGGACACACTGCTATGGCAACGCTCTCAATGATGAATATCATTATCGCTATGCGAAACAACACAAGTCGATTGTGGAAGTGGTTAACAAGTTACCAGAGCCACGAAATCTACCAAGACTCGGATTCACAGAGTTCGGACTAGCAATGCCTGATGAACTTAAAGACTACAACAACCCTATACAATCTTACAGGGACTACTACCATCTGGATAAAGCCACCTTCGCCACCTGGTCGCATAGAGCGAAACCTGACTGGTGGAATGAGGACTATGCAGACTACGACAAAAGGATCACCGCCAAATGAGCAACGTAAAACTTATATCGACATCTTCGCCTGACCTCATTGCAGATATTGCATACATGGCTAGAGTGTCTAACCCAGCTAATCAGAGTAATGAACTTACTTCTCGTAAGCTAGTAGAGTATCTAATCAAGCATAAACACTGGTCTCCTTTTGAGATGTGTGGTATTACTATGGAGATCAACACTACTCGTGACATCGCTCACCAGATAGTACGCCATCGTAGTTTTGCTTTTCAGGAGTTTAGCCAACGCTATGCCGACCCTGCGGCATTAGAAGGGTGGCCGTATGAACTACGAGAAACTCGTCTACAGGATACAAAGAATCGTCAGAACAGTATTGAAACTGATGATGCATTACTACAGCAGCATTGGATTGCTCAACAGAAACGAGTTATTGATACTGCGTCTAATGTTTATAAGTGGGCAATCGAACATGGTATTGCGAAGGAGCAGGCACGAACTGTACTTCCAGAAGGTCTAACAAAGACTCGTTTGTATATGCACGGAACAGTACGATCATGGATACACTTCATTGATGTGCGTACTACTCCTGGTACTCAGAAAGAGCATATGGACATTGCACGAGCCTGTGCTTATGAGATTAATCCAATGTTTCCTCTGATTAAGGACTTTGTACATGACTGAGGGCAGAAAGTTTGATAGTGAAAAACCTAAGATGCACCTTCTACCTCCTAATGCTACTCTCGAAGTAGCAAAAGTATTGACTTTCGGAGCGCAGAAGTATGACGAAGAGAACTGGCGTAAGCTGGAGAATGCACAGAAGCGTTACACAAGCGGTGCACTACGGCACATATTCGCCCATATGGATGGCGAGTTACAAGACCCAGAAACAAATTATTCACATCTAGCACACGCTATTTGCTGCTTGATGTTTAAACTAGAATTGGAGTTAGAGAATGGCAAGAACGACAGTAAAGAAAAAGAGTTACGAGAACTTATCGAATCAAAACATCGAGAAGGTGATAGCCCTTCTAAGCCCCAGTTCTTCGGACAAACCTATAACAAAGAAAGAAGCCTGTGATATTCTAAACATAGCCTACAACACAACGAGGCTAAACAAGATTATCGAGGATTATGAGGACAGAAAAGCATATGTCAAGAAACGAAAGCAGTCTCTGCGGGGTCGTCCTGCGTCACGCGAGGAAATCGCTGAAGCGTGCGAAAGTTACCTCACAGGAGATACTATCACAGATATCAGCAAGTCACTCTTCAGAAGTCCATCCTTTGTACGGGCTATTCTTGAAAGAGTTGGAGTCCCGCAAAGACCTGCAGGAAGAGACGAAAGATTAACGGCTCACTATTATCCTGACGAGTGTATGTCCGATGACTTTGTAGAAGGTGAAATTGCTTGGTCTGCTACTTATCATGCGGCAGTAGAAGTAAAGAACAGACTCACCCCCGAGTTTCTAGCAAGTAAGAAAGGTATGGCTCCTTTTGACTACGAGAAGACATATGGCTGTCCTGCATATTCTATCTATGTTCGTCAGAAGGTAGAGAGTGAAGATACGTTCTTCTCAAATGTAGTAAATGGCGGATTTTCCGCATATGCTCCAGCATATGAATTATGCAAGCTTGAACACCTACGAGAGTATGGCGTTCGAATAGAGAGACTATAATGGCTTATTCAGAAAAAGTAATAGACCACTACGAAAATCCCAGAAACGTGGGAAAACTAGATGAGGACAACCCTTTAGTGGGAACAGGAATGGTAGGAGCTCCTGCCTGTGGAGATGTTATGCGTCTACAGATACAGGTAGACGAGAATGATGTTATAGTAAATGCAAAGTTTAAAACTTATGGATGTGGGTCGGCTATAGCCTCCTCCTCTCTGCTTACTGAATGGGTCAAAGGAAAGACTTTAGGCGAAGCAGAGCTACTGAAGAATACACAGATAGCAGAAGAGTTAGCCTTGCCTCCCGTAAAAATACACTGTTCGGTACTAGCAGAAGACGCAATAAAAAGTGCCGTACAAAATGTAAGAGATAAGAAAAAATAATTCTTGACAAGATGGTTAAAATCCGCGTATAATATCATTTCAAATTTAGGAGAATACCATTGGGCGACCGATTCTATACTCAACAACTACAAGCTCTGGGTGATTGCCCAGGTAACAAAAACCCTAACAAGAGGACACGAAAAGTGGCTTGGGACGACGACAAAAAAGCACAGGCAGTAAGCCTGTATGAAGAAGCAGAACCAACTCCAGAAACCAGCATGGAGATCGTAAAAGACATTGCAGAAGAATTAGACGAGTCACCTAATGGTGTTCGTATGATCTTAACAAAAGCTGGCGTTTATGTTAAGAAAACCCCTGCCGCTAAAGCTAGCGGTGGAGCTACAGGTGGAGGTACGCGAGTATCTAAAGCAGCAGCAGCTGAGGCGCTCATTGCAGCTCTTAGCGATGCCGGACAGCCTGTAGATGAAGAGATTATTGCCAAACTTACTGGTAAAGCATCTCAGTACTTTACTTCGATTTTAGTAGCTATTAACGAAGCATAAGTCCGATACCCTGCTAGATTCGTCTAGCGGGGTTTTCTTGTACCTAACAAAAGCACCTCGCAGTAAGTAGATTCACAATAAAGATTGCTGAATTACTACCAAGGAGCTAAAGTGAAAAAGCAAGAACTGGCACGATTAGTGCACGACTATGGGGATGCCGTTATTACTTATCGTAGCGAACACTCCAAAAAGCTAAAGTACAATGTTTGTACATTAGACTTCACAACTCCCTATATCCAGAAAAAGAAGAATAGAGCCAAGGAAACTGACGACACTCTTCTTTTCTTCTGTTGGGATACTGACTCATACCGATTACTCAGACCTGCGAATGTGTCTAGTGTAGTCCCGCTGTCCTCCATTCTCAAGAATGAAGGTAGGCGATAATGGACTTACACCAAGCTCCTGAAGCATACTCTCGTGTTATACACTATGATAAAGTAAAAGAAGTACAGATAAGACTTACCATAAATACGTTCAGAGACGTAGAGTATATGCACTTGCGTAAATACTATATGGACTTTGACGAGGAGTGGAAACCTACCCCAGAAGGAGTTGGAATGCCTTTAGATCTCTCCAACTCAAGAGAGATGTTCGCAGGGTTAGTAGAGATACTATCTCTTGCAGAATCAAAAAGTTTGATCGAAGAACACTTTTCAGATCTAATTCAGGATATGTATAAATAGTTCTTGACAATCTTGCTGAAGTTCCGTATAATATACTTTCTTATTTAGGAGAATAACATGCAGAGCTTTTTAGACAGAATGAGTCAGTTGTACTACGAAGGTACTCCCGCTATCTCTGATGCGGAGTTCGATCTTCTAGCAGCTAAGCACAACTATACTAAAGTGGGTTACACTGTTACAGATGCCGTAAAGCACGCGTACCAGATGTACTCTCTTCAGAAGTGCTTTGACATCAACGATGCTCCTCTGCCTATTGATGAATGTATTGTTACCCCTAAGTTAGATGGTGCGGCAGTATCTCTTCTATATGTTGACGGCAACCTTGAACTCGCTCTCACTCGTGGAGACGGCATTCAGGGTCGTGATATTACAGATAAGATGCGTCAGTTAGTTCCTAATGAGTGCAACGATACTGGACTCATGCAGATTACTGGCGAAGTTGTTGCTCCAAGTAGTGTACCTAACTCTCGTAATTTCGCTTCGGGGTCGCTCGGTCTTAATGATCTAGCTGAGTTCAAAACTCGCCCTTTAGTATTTGTAGCATACGATGTTACACCAAGTTGGACTTCTAATTATGCTTGCTCTCTTGAGATCTTGCATAGGATGGGTCTAAATGTGGTTACTCGCTTTAAAGCAGATGCCTATCCTCAGGATGGCAAAGTATATCGTCTCAAGTCAAATGCAAAGTTCGATGCGTTAGGTTACACCGCTAAACACCCACGAGGTGCTTTTGCTCTGAAAGAGCAGGTGTCTGGAGTGGAGACCACGCTGTTGGATGTGGTATGGCAGTTGGGTAAGAGTGGAGTTGTAAGTCCAGTGGCTATTCTCGACCCTGTGGTCGTGGGAGATGCTACAGTATCGAGAGCAACTCTGCACAATATTGAGTACATACGCGACCTTGGTCTTGAGATAGGCTGTAAGGTAGAGGTTATCCGCTCTGGCGAGATCATACCTCGGATTGTTAGGAGATTAGATTGATTGCTACCTGCAAAAAAATAATTCTTGACAGAAACCTTAAAAGTCCGTATAATACTATTTCAATTTCAGAGGAATCACGATGACCATTATCGAAGCCCCAACAAACTGCCCTAGTTGTAGTTCGGTGTTAGAAAGTGTGAATCATCTTCTGTATTGTAGAAATCCACAATGTGGTGAGAAAGTTGCAAAACTCATCGAACACTTTGCAAAGACTTTGAAGATCAAAGGTCTTGGCCCTGCTACTATTGCTAAACTAGATATTGTCTCCCTAGAGGAACTTTATGATAGAAGCGTAGAAGATATTGCCGAGTCACTAGGCTCAGAGCGACTTGCTGTAAAGTTAGTAGATGAGTTGCAACGCTCTCGCGGTGCTCCACTTAACGTGTTGCTACCTGCATTTAGTATACCTCTCATTGGTAAATCAGCATCGGAAAAGCTATCCAAAGTCTGCGAAGACATCGAAGATATAGACTACGATATGTGCCGACAGGCTGGACTGGGTGAGAAGTCAACTGCTAATTTGTGCGAATGGCTTGAGAATGAGTATTACCAAGTATCATTACTACCTTTTAGCTTTAAGTTTGAAAAGAATCAAACAACAAACATAACCCACGGCACGATTTGTATCAGTGGTAAACTGAATAGTTACAAAACGAAAGCCGAGGCTCATAACAAACTACAAGAGCTTGGTTATGCAGTCAAGACGAGCTTGACTAAGGATGTCACTATCCTGGTAAACGAAAGCGGAATTGAATCTGCTAAAACTAAGAAGGCCAGAGATGCTGGCGTTCAAATCATAACTAACCTTTTAGATTTTATTGGAGAATAAATATCATGGCACTACCTAAGTGGACTGACGAGCGTACTACCGCTCTCACTGATTTTGTCGGTGGCGAAAGCCCCGTATCCCAAGCTACTGTTGCAGAAGCAGCAGACCAGCTTGAAACCTCTACACGTTCTATCTCTAGCAAATTGCGCAAGATGGGCTTCGATGTAGAGTTGGCTTCTGCCAATGCTTCACGCGCATTTACTGATGCACAAGAAGCTACCCTTGCAGCTTTTGTTTCTGACAACAGCGGCACTTACACTTATGCTGAAATCGCTTCTCACTTTGAAGATGGCGCTTTCTCAGCTAAGTCAATCCAAGGCAAGATTTTGTCTATGGAATTAACTGGACACGTTAAGCCTGCTCCTAAAGTTGAAGCTGTACGCACGTACTCTGAAGCTGAAGAAGCTACTTTCGTTCAGATGGTTAACGATGGCGCTTTCGTAGAAGCTATCGCTGACGCTCTTGATCGTTCAGTAAACTCTGTTCGTGGTAAAGCTCTTAGCTTGCTTCGTTCAGGCGACATTGACGCTATCCCTAAGCAAGAAGTTACTAAAGGTTCCTCTAAAGAAGATCCTTTGGCTGACATCGCTGACATTGGTAGCCAAACTGTCGAAGCTATCGCAGAGCAAATTGGTAAGACCGCCCGTGGCGTTAAGACTATGCTCACTCGTCGTGGCCTTTCAGCCGCTGACTATGATGGCGCTTCTAAGAAAGAAAAAGCTTCAGCTTAATCCTTTTTAGTACACACTAAGGGTAGGCTCTTCGGGGTCTACCCTACATTTTAGATTTGAAATCGGGAGACTTTCAATTGAACATCGCTAGTGCGCTTATTAAGCAAGTGCTTACGCTACAGGACTTTCAGACCTGGAGTGTAGCGCACAAGCAGTACTTTGCAACTGAGTATCATAGTCTGTATAAGATTATTGATAAGCATTGCGAAGAGTTCCATAGAATGCCTACGATTGAAGATCTAAAGTTTGAGATTCGTGATTCAGCTACTCGAGAGAAACTCTACGCAGTAGAAGCAGTCGAGGTCGATGCAGACCCTCAGATGCTTCTTGAGTATCTGAAGAACGAATACACTCAAAAAGAAATTCTGGACTCACTCGAAGATTATATTGAGAATTCTGTTGCATTTGAAAATGCTCAGGAATCAGTAAACCACCTACATCAGATCGTCCTAGACGTTGAAGATAAGGTTGATCTCGAAGACCCACAAGAAAGTATGCAACGTATTGACTTGTTTGAGCCAGAAGAAGATTTAGCCAGGTATATGGCCCTCGGACTCAATGAAGAGTACGACCACGACATAAAGTTCTCTCCTAGAGATCTTGTTATGTTCGGTGGTAAGCGGGGTGCTGGTAAATCTGTCATTTGTGCAAACATTGCAACCAGTGTTTACGCTTCAGGTAGATCGGCTATGTATTTCACTATTGAGATGGATAGTCGGTCGATCCTTCAACGATGCTGTGCTATCGCTACAGAAGTTCCTTTTTCTCGCCTCCGTACTCAGAATCTGAGTGTTACCGAGTGGGAGAAAGTTGCTACGTGGTGGGCAGGTCGTTATGTTGATGGACAAGACCGCTTGAAGGAGTATAGACAACATCGTAACTTTGAGAAGTTGCATACATCACTAAAAAACACCTGCGAGCTTCTCCCGACTCAGCAGTTGGACGTAGTGTATGATGCATCTCTCACTCTCTCCAAGATTCGTGCAGAGCTTGACAAAAAAGTTAAACCTCTGAATGTTGGTCTTATTATTGTTGACTATATCAATCAGGTAAAGCGGTCGAGTCTACCTTCTCGTGGAGGTCAGTACGATTGGACTGAACAGATTGAAGTAAGTAAAGCATTGAAATCAATGGCACAAGAGTATGACTGTACTGTAATATCTCCCTATCAAACAGACGCAACTGGTGAAGCTCGATTCGCTAAAGGTATTCTTGATGCGGCAGATGCCGCCTATGCCCTAGAAACTTGGGATCATGAAGATGAGTGTATCACTTTCAACTGTGTAAAAATGCGATCTGCTTCTATGAACTCTTTTAGTTCTAAAGTAGACTGGGATAGCCTAAAGATTGGCCCAGAGACTGCAATGACTCCTAAAGAGAAAGACGATTCCTCGCACAAGACTGGCGAAGATATTGATGATCTATAAAAATATTTCTTGACTTTTTATCTTCTTTTGCGTATAATATACGGATACTTAAAGGGGATAAAGCATATGGCACTTACATTCGGTAGTTTACGACACACTAGCTCAGGTAGAAAGCGAAAGCCTTTGCCTAAGTCTAAGCGTTATACACCCAAATTTCAGCCTCTACAAGAGACTACTACGTATCGTAGAGAGACTCCTGAGTACAAGTCTTACGATCAGGGCGGCCATAATACAGAGTTAGTAGAAAAGCCAAAGCTAGATAGTAAGTATACGATTGCACCTGCCTATAACAAAGGTGCGTACCAAGTAATCAGTAAAGAAAACATCAAGGACATCGGTAGGTGACAGTAGAAGAACTATTAACATCAAGAGATGTTTATTTTATACCCAAAGGCGCAGACGCTATTGTTAGCTGTCTCAATCCTGAGCACGCGGATAGAAATCCTAGTATGCGGATTGATAAGATCACTGGAGTATTTCAGTGTTTTTCCTGTGGATATAAAGGAAACATTTTTACCCATTTTGGGGAAAAGGCAAACCAACTACAACTAAGACGAGAATTACTAAAAAAGAAAATTAGAGAGAAGAGGTCTGAGTCGGTTGGTTTGTCTTTTCCCAAAAATATTATACCCTATACGGGTAGTTGGAGAGAAATCAAACCTGAAACATACAAAAGGTTTGAAGCTTTTCAACATCATGATCCTGACCATATTGGTCGCATTGTATTTCCAGTGCGAGATATATCAGGTCGAATTGTAGCATTTAATGGTCGTCACACCACTGGTGGCACACCCAAGTACATGATCTCGCCTGCGGGTGCCAAGATGCCTCTCTACCCTGTAGTAGAGCCGATACAAGGCTCTGTTATTTTAGTAGAAGGTATCTATGATATGATCAATCTGCATGACAAAGGATTAGACAATGCAGTGTGTTGCTTTGGAACAAAGAACATCAATGAAGATAAGTTACGTATGCTTTCTATACAAGGTGTAGAAGAAGTAATTATATTCTTTGATGGAGATGACGCAGGACAGAATGCTGCAAGAGAAGTAAAAGAGATGGCAGAGCGAGTAGGCTTAGCTAGTAGAAACGTGGCGCTCAAGGACACTGATCCAGGAGCACTACCCATGAAATCAGTACAAACACTAAAGAGTAAATTATATGCCTAAAGTTGCATTAGTAGAAACTAAACCAAGTAGAACAAATTTTAAGAAAGAATTCGATGATGAGTTTGAGTTTGATCAGTATCAACTCTGTTCAGACCCAGGCATCAAAAAAGTACTTAAACGAGATTGCGACATCGAGATTGATGTAGACGCGTACGACTGGCTTATTCTAGTCGGTAGTGATGCACTCAAGTACTTTACCTCTGTGAATTCGGTCACAGAATATTCTGGCAAGAAAGTCGAAGAGAAGTTCCTGCCTGTCATTAACCCTGCCATGCTTGCGTTTAAGCCCGAAGCACAGCGCACATGGGACGACTCCAAGCAAAGTATTATAGAGTACATCACTGGCGATAAACAAGACGTAGTAATTACAGAGTACAATGCCTGGGGTATACAAGATACGGAGGAAGCTAATGCTTTTATACGCAGTGCCATTTCTGCTCCTCTGCCTTACGTTGCTCTTGACTCGGAGACAACCGGACTTTATCCACGTGACGGCCATATGCTTGGCATTAGTCTTTCTTACGAAGCTGATCGTGGAGCTTACATAGACACCGAGTGTTTCGATGAAGAAACAGAACAACTATTGCAAGAGCTGTTCGACAAGAAAACAGTAATATTTCACAATGCCAAGTTCGATATGGCGTTCTTTGAGTATCATTTTAACTTCAGCTTTCCTAGCTTCGAAGATACAATGCTTCTACACTACTTGATTGATGAGAACCCCGGTACTCATGGTCTGAAGCAGTTGTCTATGAAGTACACTAAATATGGGGACTATGAGAAGCCAATGTACGAGTGGATTGATAACTATCGTAAGCAGCATGGTATTCTTAAAAACGACTTCAACTGGGGTGATATTCCTTTTGATGTTATGAAACTGTACGCTGGTATGGATGCTGCTTGTACTTTCCTTCTCTACGAGAAGTTTGTAAAGATTAAGCAGAACAAACGTCTAGCAAAAGTGTATGATAACATACTAATTCCTGGTTGCCGCTTTCTAACGGACATCCAAGACAATGGCGTACCATTTGATAAGCAGCGTCTGCTGAAGTCTCAATCTCTCATGCAAGACGAGATTGACGAAGCAGTAGCGGAGCTATACAAACATCCTGCCATTAGTAAATTTGAGCAAATTAATGGAAAAGATTTTAATCCTAACAGTACTGTTCAGCTTCGTAGTCTATTATTTGATTTCATCGGGCTTACTCCTACTGGAAAAAAGACTGGAACGGGCGCGAATTCAACAGATGCGGAAGTTCTTCAAGAGTTGGCGGAGCAATCCGAAGTCCCCGGACTTATCCTTGCTATCCGACAAAAATCTAAAATTAAAAATACTTATCTGGACAAAATCTTTCCGCAGTTGGACAGAGATAGTCGCTTACGGACAGGTTTTAACCTTCACGGCACAACTAGTGGGCGGCTTAGCTCTAGTGGCAAGCTTAATATGCAGCAACTACCCAGAGATAATCCCATTGTTAAGGGATGTATTAAAGCCGCTCCTGGACATAAAATTGTAGCAATGGATTTGACCACAGCAGAGGTATATGTAGCTGCTGTGCTCGCAAAAGACAAAGCACTTATGGATGTCTTCAAGTCTGGAGGCAACTTCCACAGTGCGATTGCACACAAAGTATTTAAGCTACCTTGTGAAGTAAGCGAAGTAGCAGAACTATACAGTATGCAACGTCAGGCGGCTAAAGCCGTAACCTTTGGTATCATGTATGGTGCCGGAGCAAATAAGATTAGTGAGCAAGTCACAAAAGACAGTGGTAAACCTTTCACTAGAAACGAAGCTCAGGAAGTAATTGATGATTACTTCAAAGAGTTTCATAAGTTAAAATCATGGATTGAAGAGAACCAAAAGTTCATTCAACAGAATGGTTTCATTTACAGCTTCTTCGGAAGAAAGAGGAGATTACCAAATGTCGCATCGACAGACAAAGGCATCCAGAGTCATAGCGTTAGGTCTGGTCTTAATTTTCTGGTGCAGTCTGCTGCTTCTGATATTAACCTTCTAGGCGCAATAGACATGAATGAATGGATCAAAGCAAACGGCAAGAAGGCTCGTATTTTCGCGCTCGTACACGATTCCATTCTAGCAGAAGTACCAGATGATGAAGTAGAAGAATACATGGAGAAGTTAGCCAAGTTCATACAGATGGACAGAGGTATCTCTATACCTGGTGCTCCAGTAGGCTGTGACTTTGAGATTGTTCATGAAGATTACTCAGGCGGAAAGTTCGAGAAGAAATATGGTGATTACATATCGTAACATACGTACCAGTGTAGAGTATCCTGTATTTTTATTACCTTCAGGAAATTGGGAGTTGCATGATGGACTCCTTTTTCTTGAAGATAAGATAGTAGATGATAGAAATAAAGAGGGACGAACTCTTGGGGCTAGGCGTATGCAAACAGCACATAAGAATCTTCTGCAACTCAAGAAGATGTTGACTTCATATAACGGAATACTAAAGCAAGGTACTAAGTACTTTATAGACAATACAGGAAAGCCTTTTGTGTACGAAAAGACACGCTTTGCACAACTAAAATACTTGAGAATTAAAAGAGTGGAGAAGAAAGACGTAGCTTCACTTGTATGGGTACAAGGACATAAAACTCCTTTTACCGTTCCACGCCCTCCCGAAGATGGAATGCTTTGGGCGGGGATTTTGCACTTACATGGACTTCCGTGGGTGCTGTATGAGTATTCGGAAACGAAACTCAAAGATACCAGAAAGAAAGTATAATATGGGAAAACGAAGAAAAACTCTTGCAGGAGTCAACTTTGAACTGCAAGAAATAGAACCTTTAACACGTAACCAGCTAAAAGCATTTGAATCTAACAAACACCTCGTACTGCATGGACTTGCAGGAACAGGTAAGACGTTTATATCCTCGTACCTAGCATACGATGATATGGCAAAAGGAGCCTTTCAAAAGCTAGTAATTATACGAAGTGCTGTACCTACAAGAGACATTGGATTCTTACCTGGTACAGAAAAGGAAAAAGCCTCTGTTTACGAAGAGCCTTATAAAGATATTGCTAATGATCTGTTTGGTAGAGGCGATGCCTACGAAATACTAAAACAGAAAAACTTAGTAGAGTTTATGACTACTTCATTTATACGAGGAATTACACTTAGAGATGCAGTTATTCTTATTGATGAGTGTCAAAATATGTCTTTTCATGAGTTAGATTCTATTATCACTCGTATGGGTGAGAACTGTAGAATTGTATTCTGTGGAGACTTTAGACAGGCAGATCTTCGGGCAAACGGCCTTAAAGACTTCTTCCAAGTTCTAAAACGTATGGATCTATTTACTTTTATCGAGTTTGAGGTAGAAGATATTGTTAGATCTGAATTCGTAAAAACTTACATTATCGCAAAGAATGAACTAGACTTATGAAGATACCCACAGTAGCAGTAGACCAGTACGACTTCTTGGAACACAGAAGAAACCAAGAAGCCGCACATTGGTCAAAGAATACCAAAGACTCGCCTCTGCGTTCTATACTTACTGTAGAAATTAATACTACAGAGTTGTGTAATAGAACGTGTGTATTCTGCCCTAGACATGATCCAGAGGTGTTTCCTAACCGAAACCTTCATATGACCGTAAAAGGTGCTGTTACTATTGCTGAAGAGCTTGCTTCTAATGATTTTAAAGGCAAGATATCTCTCAGCGGGTTCGGAGAGAACTTACTCAATCCTCAGTTTCCAGAAATAGTATCAGCTTTTAGAGAAAATTTACCAGACGCTACTATAGAGTGTAACACTAATGGGGATAGATTGACTGCGGAGTATGCAAAAGACTTGATCTCGCTACGGGGTCTCGATATCTTGTATATTAACCTCTATGATGGTATAGAGCAGATGGAACACTTTGATGAAGTCATGAAAGATATTCCCCAAGATAGATACAAGTATCGTATGCACTGGGGCGATTTTGAGAAGCATGGTTTAATTCTGAACAATCGAAGTGGAGTTATGGATTGGGTAGGGGTCGAGGAAAGTAGTGTTACTGCACTGCAAGGTAAGCCTTGTCACTACCCGTTCTATAAAATGTTTGTCGATTGGAATGGTGATGTACTGTTCTGTAGTAATGATTGGGGCAGAGAGCACGTAGTAGGCAATCTATTACAAGATTCTCTATACGATGTATGGTTCAGTAAGCCTATGACCAAGATTCGTAAAAAACTAATGAAGGGCGACAGATCTATGTCTCCCTGTAATAAATGTAGCGTAGACGGTTCACTCTTTGGAAAGCCGTCATTTGAGCTAGTAAAGGAGCACTATGAAAACATTAATAACCGGGACTAGTACACTTTACTCTGCCCTTAACCATCTTATAACCATTGACACTTGTCGCATTGAAGATATACTCGAAGGTAGAGTAGATATTAATGAGTATGGGTGTTTCATAAACTATGCACACGTTGGCTTCAAGCAAGTAGAGTTGCTAGAGTACGTATTCAATGAGTGGAGATTTGATCCGAAAAAGATAATTTTTAACATATCTTCTCGTGCCGCCCAGCCGAATATATCCAAAGGGTATATGTATGCCGCGCAGAAAGCAGCTTTGAATCACTATGCTAACAACTTACATTGGAATTGTCCCGAGAAAAGATGTAAGATTACTACAATGGATCTAGGAGGCGTAGCGTTGCGCGGTGTTCCTAGTATGCGTTGGACTACAGTGGCGGATACTCTTCTTAGCATTATGCTACAAGATTTAGAAGTTCCGCACATATGTATACAAGTACCTGAAAATTATATGTCTGTGCAAGCTGTTAAAGCTGCCTTGAAAGAGGCGACTTCGTGAAGGCAGTTATAAGCCACAGAATATACATGGATTGTACCGAAGAAGTACAAGAGAGAATCGACAAAGAACTCACTTATACTATTCCTACGCACAATCCTCTTGATCCACCTGAGGTGATTAAGAATATGGGAATCATTCGTAATGGGTTAGTTTCCCTACCTATTGGACGTACGGATTTGATACCATCAAATTACGAAATAATCGATAGGCGCGTAAACAAGCCTGTAGAATTTCCCAAGTTTAGGTTCGATCTTCGAGCTAGTCAAAAGAAGGTCTATGACGAAATCGAAGACAACGCCATAATTAACGCATGGGTGAGTTGGGGTAAGACATTTACAGGTTTAGCTATTGCTGGTAAACTTGGTCAGAAGACGCTTGTTGTTACCCATACTGTCCCTCTGCGTAATCAGTGGGCAAAAGAAGTAGAGAAAGTCTATGGAATTAAACCAGGCATCATAGGTAGTGGTCAGTTTGATCTTGATGCTCCTATCGTCATTGGGAATACACAGACTTTATACCGAAACGTAGACAAAATTCGTAAAGAGTTTGGCACAGTTATACTAGATGAGATGCATCATGTTAGCAGTCCGACCTTTAGTAAAATTTTAGATACAAATTACTGTAGATATAAGATAGGTCTGTCGGGTACTATAGAAAGAAAGGATGGAAAACACGTTGTGTTCAGAGATTACTTTGGTAATACTCTTTTCAAGCCACCGAAAGAAAACTATATGACCCCTACAGTACACATTGTACCGTCAGAGATACGATTCATGGATGGAGCTAGAATCCCTTGGGCTAATAGAGTCACAAAGCTAGCAAATGATGAAGAGTACAGACATACAGTAGCACTTTTAGCCGCAGCTTATGCCGCTAAAGGACACAAAGTCTTAGTAGTAAGTGATAGAGTGAGCTTTTTGAAGGCTTGTTCCGAACTTACTGGAGACAAATCAATATGCGTTACTGGAGATGTATCGCATGAAGATAGAGAAACACTCGTAGATGAAATACTCTACGGAGATAAAAACGTTCTTTATGGAACACAGGCTATCTTCTCAGAAGGTATATCAGTAGACACACTTAGCTGTCTTATACTGGCAACCCCTGTAAATAATGAACCACTACTGACACAGCTTTGTGGACGAGTGATTCGGAAAAAAGAAGGTAAGATCGACCCTGTTATTATAGATATACATCTGAAAGGAAATACGGCTCGAAAACAAGCCTCCAATCGTGTTGGGTTCTATATGAAGCAGGGTTGGGACATGAAGTACCTTTAGAAAAATAATTCTTGACAAAATGGTAAAAAGGAAGTATAATAGTGCTCTTATTTGATTGGAAAAAGGTTTTTGATACGGCGCAAGGAAATATTGCTACTTGTAACATGATAATGGAAATGCTGGTAAACAGTCAGATCCCTCGTAACAAGTATGACCCTATCTATAAATATTCCTATAAAGACTTTACAGGCGATAGTTTTCTTCTTCATGGAGAAATGCTTCTTTACAATTCTTATAAGTACACACAAAAAGAACTTTGCATATATTACGCACTGGCTTCTCTTAGAAGTACAGCGGATTATTTTGCAACACAAAAAACTACGCTAGATTCACTACATTGTCCTGTGCATCTAGATGAAATCAACGACAATAGGCTACTCATAGTATTACCGGACGAAATAACGTTCATCTATGAAGAAGTCCAACTGGAGACTATACACTAATGGCATTATCATTCAATAAGCAAACGGGCGGAGCCCAAAAATCCTCAATCTCAACTTTTCAGTATAAAGATGGCGACAACAAGATGCGCGTAGTTGGCGACATTCTTGCACGCTATGTTTACTGGATCAATGGCGAGAACGGTAAAAACATTCCTATGGAGTGCCTATCTTTTGATAGAAACTCTGAGCGATTCAACAATGTCGAGAAAGACTGGGTTCGTGAATACTACCCTGATCTGAAGTGTGGCTGGAGCTACGCTACTCAGTGCATCGACAACGGTGAAGTAAAAGTAGTAAACCTCAAGAAGAAGCTGTGGGAGCAAATCATTACTGCCGCAGAAGATCTAGGCGATCCTACTGACCCTGATACTGGCTGGGACATTTGTTTCAAGCGAGTTAAGACTGGCCCTCTGCCATACAACGTAGAGTATCAGTTGCAAGCACTAAAGTGCAAGCCTCGTGCTCTTACAGACGAAGAGCGTGAAGCTATTGCTGACCTAAAGTCTATGGATGACGTAATGACACGTCCTACTCCTGACGCACAGAAAGAGTTGCTTGATCGAGTTCGTAACCATGGTGACGAGACTGATGATGAAGCTCTTGACGCGGAGTTCAATGTAGGATGATTCTCTTTACGGCAGACTGGCACATCAAGCTGGGACAAAAGAATGTTCCAGTAAAATGGGCTACAAACCGTTATCAAATGTTCTTTGACCAAGTTTACGAACTAGAAAAAGAATGTAATATGCACATAATCGGAGGCGATCTCTTTGATCGTCTTCCGAATATGGAAGAGTTGGAACTCT